TCGGTGATATACGGATACATCAGGGCATTTTTATCGTCGCTGTGGCGCAGTCCCAGTAAATGCCCGATTTCATGGGCCGCCACGCTTTGCAGCAGCGTTCCGGTAGCTGCCGGGTCATCGGTCCAGAGTTCAGCAGTGTCGAACATCGACAGCAGCCGCCCGTCGAAGTTGCGGCCGACCGGAAGCTGTGCCCACGCTAGCACGCCTCCACGCTTGCCGAATCCGCTCCGTTTTCTGCCGCTGACGCCGATTGCCAAGTCGGCCTGGGAGTAGTCGAAGACCTGTTCAAATGTCAGCCGGGTGACGCGACTCCAGCTAGCAAAAGCGCGAGTGAAGACGGCATCCCAGGTACTCTTGTCCAGGTCCGAGTCCCGGCTACCCATGTACCAGCGGAGGTGATGCTGCCCCCACTTATCGGGGAACAAAAGGCTGGCCTGTGGCATGTCCGGTACACCGCACAGGCACCCTTGTCGCCGCCGCCTGGCCCAGGTTGCGCCGCCTCCAAATCCCAGTGCCGTGGCGGTCAAGCTCGAGAGAAAATAGCGTCGATTCATGGTGACCTCCGGGGTGTTGGTGCGCCCCGTTTGTCGAGTGAATTTCGACGCTCAATCTTTTTTGAAAGTTCCCTGCGGTTGAGCGGGTTGATTGTACCAGAATCAGTGGCTGAAGGAGGTTCATTTCCTGTACATCATTGTACATCATTTGTACATCACCCCCATAAAACCCCGAGGAATATTCAATGCGATTGTGAAAGGTTGCCGATAATGGTACAATAAGAAAATCACAGCATCAGTGCAGGGAAAAGCACGGTTTTCATAGTACCGAATGCGTGAAGGAATAACTGGCGCGGGGTGGAGCAGCCCGGTAGCTCGCGAGGCTCATAAGAACAAGACGGCCTCATACCGCCCTATTCTTTCTTCAATCGGTGTTTACAGGGCTTTACAGCCTTTCTGAAAGCCGATATTCTTCCCTCCCCTGATGTACACAGTCATCAACCCTGGCAGGAGGTAGAACATGAATATCCCGAACGAACCATTGGAACGGACCTGGAAAAATCGACCCAGTAAAGGCTATGTCTACGTGACAACTGCGGACGGAAAACGACGGCAAAAATATTTCAAGGGAGAGTACAAATCACGCGAAATGTGGGACGACTTCCTCGCCTGGAAAATTAAGCAAACAGGCGGCCAGCCATCCACCAGAACACCCGCACTGGAAAGCCTCCGATCAGCGGACGACGCCCGCACGGCTGCGACCGTCTACGAGGTCGTCGCCAATCACCTCTTCGAGGTCAAGGAGCGCCGGTGCAAGGGGACCAAGGCCGACCAGGCAGCCATCACCCTCACCAAGCGAAGCCTGCTTCTGCTAGCACCCTATGACGACATGCTTGCTGACGATATCAACGGCACGCACATGCAAGAAATCCAACGCATGCAGATCGCTAGCACCAACAACAGCCGCAAAACGATCAACACGAAGATATCAGTGATCGCTGATGCGTTTGAAAGTGCATACCTCAAAAGTCTCGTCACCGAAGCGACCGTCTCGATCGTCCGCATGTGGGAACGCAAAAACCGCCTACGAAGCAGTGATTCCCATGTCCCTGGCCCCCGTGCTGTCCATGCCGTCGATGAAGCGGCCGTTCACAAGACCATCGCGGCCGCTAGTCCGCTGCTGGCAACCATGATCATTTGCCAGTTTTACACCGGGATGCGAAGCACCAACCTCTGCGAGCTACGCTGGGCAGACATCGATCAGTCGATGTACAAAACCGATGGCGTCTGGCTCTACTCGCCAGTTGACCACAAAACCAAACGGCTGGGCAAAGAACTTCCAATTTATTTCGGGCCGCAGGCAATCACGGCACTTCTTGATTACGAAAAAGTCCGACCGGACCAGGGACACCCGTACATCTTTAATCCCCGCGCCGGATGGTGCTACCCGCAGTTCGCCAAGCAGCAAACGACCACCAAGACTCCCAAGGGTGCGGCGGCTAAAATCCTCAAGCTGCTCAAAGCCGGGCCGGCCAGTACGAAGCGTATTCAGCGCATCAAGCGGCACTTTAACAACGAGATCACGTACCTGCGTCGGCTCGGTCATGACATCGAGCGTGTCACACGCAAAACAGCACGCAACAACGCACGCTACACGCTGGTGTCGGTTGAGCCACATGCCGAGGAGAATTTGGCGGCGTTAATTGCCGAGGTTGGCCCAGGCAACCGGTGCCAAAAAAACAAGCAGTATAGGAACTGTCCCTCCACCGGAACGCTCAAGGTACTCGATGCGGTGAGAAAGGGGCCGCAGACCAGTCATGATCTCTCCCCCCTGGTCGGCAACCTCGGTAATTCAATGCAAATGTTGAGGAATCTGGGATTCCGCATCCAGCGGCAGCGAACGGATCTGGATCGGGGGGATAGCTTGTTTCTCTGGCACGGGTATACAAGGCCCGAAACGGAAACGAAACCCTGGTCGTATTATTACGATCGAAGCACGAAGACCGACCTGAACCCTTGCTACTCGAAGGATACATACGCCAAGGCGATCGCCAGGGTAATCAACCAAACCGGCCAGGATCACTGGCACCCGCATCAACTTCGGCACGCCCACACGACCAAGGTCCGTCACGCTAAAGGTATCGAGGCGGCGCAAGCGGTCATCGGACACAGCAGCAAAGCGATGACCGAGCGATATAGCGAGAAGAACCACGCTCTCGCCAGGAAAACCCAGAAAGTTCTAGGATAAGTGACCAGACGTGTCACCGAACTAACGACAACAGTCCAAATATGTAGCCGGTACGACACAAAAAGAGGCTGTTGTGCTGCGGAAATGGCAGTCAGGTCCATAAGGGACCAAATAGGGTCTTGACGACACATAAAGATTTCTTAATATGTGATTTCCCTGAAACGATTTTTGTGCGTGTACGAAAGGCAACGAACGATAATAAACACTAGGTAGAGCGAAAGGTATTACCGATGTTTATCTTGGAAGTGTGGTCGACGCGAAAGTCTTACAGCAGCGAACTATTTGAAACTCAGGATGAGGCAGCACAAGCCCTCACTTATGCCAGGGGTGCGGAAGACTTCCGCAAGGGATCGATTACCGTGGTCACCGCCCCGGAAGACCTGGCAGAATTCGGCCTCCGCGCCCGCGAGCAGAGCGACCGGCGTCAAAACGATCGTCTCTCGGTCGAACAGCTGCCGCAGCATCCAACGCTCGGCACAACGACGCAAGCCGACCGTCCTGGCGCTCGTCACGACCAGATCCGCAAGGCGAGCATGGTCAACTGTGGGCAAGCCACCTGGACAGAAACCACTTCTGCCAAGTCGGCGAGCTTGAACATGTCGCTACCGGAAACCTACCGGCATTACGCGAGTCCTCGCAAAACTAAGTAGCCGCCATCACAAAGTTTTAATCGCGTTGCGCTTTTCCAGCTTTGCAAACATGGGTGTGCTAACGCCATAATCTCCGATTATGGCAACAAACTATTCGCGCACGGACGCCGCCGCCAGCAGCCTTACCTTCGCCCAGCAAATGGTCGCGAAGCTCCAGGCTGAGATTCTCGCTGGCACAGGTGGCGTCACCAGCACCAGCGTGGACGGGACGACCGTTGAAGTCGATCGCGCCCAACTTCTTAAAGAACTCACCCATTGGCAAAAGGTGGTCGCCCGCGCCGATGGCACACGCCCGGCCGCTCTCACCATCGACCTGGGAAACGCAAATGAATCCACCTAGCGTCACGAATTTCGATTACGCCGCCGGCAATACCGACAAAAGGCGTTACGCGCCGTCCGCACGTCTCAAAAGCAGCGACCAGCTGCTGACCCCAACCAAACGCAAGCAGCTGATCAGCAGCAGTCGCGATCTTCAACAGAATTTCGCACTTTGCGCCTGGGCAATTCGCAAACATCTAGACTATGTCTCTCGCTTCACGTTTGAACCTCAAACCGGGGATGCGGGACTAGATAGGATGCTAGAGGCCCTGGTCGACTGGTTTAGTCGGCCAGAAAATTGCGATGTGACCGGAAGGCACTCCCTGGACCGAATCATTCGCCTGGCAGAAGAAAGGCGAACGGTCGATGGGGACGTGTTCCTGGTCAAACTGAGGGACGGCCGGCTGCAAGCGCTGGAAAGCGACCGAATCAGAAACCCGGACAAACTGCTCGGTGACGACCAGTGGGTTCAGGGAATCCGGGTATCGCGCGCCGGCCGTCCCCTTCGCTACGGCGTCTGGGCACGCGACGGCAGCGGCGGTTACGACTTTGAACGAACCGTCTCGGCACGCAACGTGTACCAGCTTGGTTATTTCGACCGTTTCGACCAGATGCGAGGCATCTCACTGCTGGCCCCGGCGATCAATACCTTTCGGGATCTTTACGAGGGCTTTGACTATGCTTTGGCAAAACTCAAAGTCTCGCAAATGTTCGGGCTTGTCCTCTCGCGTGAAAGCGCCGAGGGCTGGAGCGATATTAGTAAAGATGACGCGGTGACCGGAGGATACCAAGTCGACATGGGCAAGGGGCCGATCATGCTCGACCTCGACCCTGGCGACAGCGCGGACATCATCGAGAGCAAAAACCCTAGCGACGAATTCCGGCACTTCACCCAGGAGATGATTGCCCTGGCTTTGAAAAGCGTCGACCTGCCCTATTCTTTTTACGATACAAGCAGCACAAACTTTTTTGGTTCTCGCAGTGCCTTCATCCACTACGAGAAAGCGTGCAAGAGCAAACGACGTGACCTCCAGCACCTGCTTGACCGGATCACCGGCTGGCGAATGAAGATGTTCATCGCTGACGGCACCCTCCAGCTGCCGGCTGGAATGACCCTCGGCGACTTACGCTGGTCGTGGCTGCCTGAAGGAACTCCCTGGTGGAATCCCATGCAGGAAGTCAACGCGAACATCGCTGCCATCAATGCCGGGCTTACCAGTCGCAGCCAGGTGGTCAGGGAAGTTCACGGTAAAGAGTTCAAGGATATCGTCGACCAGTTGGCAGAAGAGGAAAGGTACATCGCCGACGCTGGCATCAGCATCGACATGACTGGCATGCCTCTGGAACAGATCGACGAAGCAATCGAGGTTCAACGCAACGATATTAACCTGGACGAAGAAGAGGAAAACAATGACTAACGAACAAGTACCTGCCAACGCAATGTGCCTGAACGCCGGCGACATTACGATCACCGAGTCGACCGCTGCCGAAGGAGCGGCCACAACCTATGATGTGAGCCTGCTGGCACGCTCAAGCGGCCCCATCGAACATTGGTACTGGGGTCAGCAAACGGTTCACGATTTTTCGGGGATGCGAGTGGCCGAGAAAATCCCGATTGACTTCAACCATGACACTGCCGAGGTGATTGGATACCTCGATACCTTCAGCCAGGAAGCCGAGGGCCTTCGCGTCAGCGGCAAACTGGTGAGCTTTGGTGACAATGATCGTGCTGCGGAGATCGCCAAAAAAGCGAAGGCCGGCATCCCCTGGCAGGCCTCGATCAACTTCGGTGGCGACGGCATCACGGTCGAGAAGCTGTCGGAGAACACCAGTACCACGGTCAACGCCAGGCAACTGTCGGGGCCAGCAACGATCATTCGCACGTTCCCCTTGAGGGGCGTGGCAATAACTCCGTACGGAGCAGATGAGAACACTGAGAGCGTCGTGCTTTCTGGAAAGAATGAATTCACAGTCACTTTCACAGAGGAAACTCAAATGAGCGATATCGAACAATTGGAAGAGGAACTTCAGGTCGAAGACGCTGCCGCAGAGAACGATCAGCCCCAGGATGAGGCCCAGATCGATGATGCGGTCGAGGAAGCTGCCGAGGCAGAGGAACAGGCAGAAGAGCAGGCCGCCGAACCGGGCCACGAGGTTGTCTTGTCCCAGGCAGATGGGCAGCGTTACGTAGAACTGTTCGGCCAACAAGGTGCCGTCTGGTTTATCGAGGGCAAGAGCGTCACCGAATGCTTTGGCCTGCACGTTGCTAACCTGCAAGAGCAGGTCGCCGAGTTGACGGCAGAAAACCAGAACCTTCAGGCTCTGGTCGACAGCCAGGAAGACGGCGAAGAAGCCCTCGCGTTCAGCCAGGGACCGCAGCCTGTCAGCGAATTGGCCGCCCGTGCCAAGGAACTTCAATCCCAAGGGATTCAGAACGAAAACGTCGCCAAGATGACGGCGATGATTGAGAAGCAACTCCAGTAAAAACCCCAATCACACAGTAGGGGAATGTCACCCGATCTTTTTATGAGGAACAAGACTCATGGCCGACGATTATGTAACAAGTGCAAAGATTATTGAATTCAATGACTCAAATCTCGAGTTCGACGTAAGCGATGTGCTGAATGACGCACCCGTGCTGGCGAACCTGAGCGCTTTTAGTGTTGATGGAACTCAGCTTAAGTACATGCGTCAAGATACTGACCCCGTAGTTGGATTCAGAACATTAAACGCGGGCGTCGACAACGATGTCAGTACATGGACTCAGAAAACGGTATCACTGGCAATCGCGGACGGGTCGTTTAACATCGACATCGCCGCCGCCGAAGGTTACCGCCTGGGACCAGCGGCCTTCATCGCCATGCAGATGCGCAATCACATGAAAGCGTTGATGTTTAAGATTGAAGACGAAATTCTGAACGGCGACAACACCGATGGCTTTGCGTCACTTTCTGACGAACTCGACGCCGTAGCTGACGAAACCGTCATCGATGCGGGTGGCAGCACAGCGGACACCGCTTCATCTGTCTACCTCATCCGCACTGGCTTCAACGATGTCCAGGTAGCTTGGGGACAGCAAGGCGTCATCGAGGCGAAAGACACCACGATCGTTCGCACGGCTGATTCTTCCAGCAAGCACTTCCCCAGTTACTTCACGGCTGTCACCGGTTACGTGGGACTGATTTACGGTAGCAGCTACTCCGCAGGTCGAATCTGTAACCTGACGGAAGATAGCGGTAAGGGATTGACCGACGACCTCATCAGCCAGGCACTGAGCAAGTTCCCGGCCTCGCGGCCACCGAACATGCTGGCGATGAATCGTCGTTCCTTGCAGCAGCTTCAGGCGAGTAGGACAGCTACGAATGCTACCGGGGCACCAAGTCCATTCCCCTCCGAGGCATTCGGCATTCCGATCGTCGTCACTGACGCGATCTCCAGCACGGAGGCATTAGTCTCGTAGTGAGCCTGTCGACGACGATTAGTGCGAACTTCAAAACCTTGCAATCCGCTGCGGGCGTAGACATCGTCTATGCCCGTGGCGATCGCACGGTAAGCCTCCGCGCGGTCCCAGGTGACACGTCGTTTGTGCAGCAGACAGGCGAAGGTTACATGGAGACAGTCGAAAGTCGGGACTTCATCTTCCCGGCCGCTGACTTAAACCTCGGGGGATCACCGGTTCTGCCTGATCGCGGCGACGTGATTACAGAAACTGTAAACGGGGTCGAGCAATCGTACCCAGTCACCAGCGGCGGGGCATCGCGTTATTTTCGTTACGCTGACCCGTACCGCACGATTTTGCGAGTTCATACGAAGCTGACGTGATATGCCAAACTCAGACCTGGTTCAAATCTGCGATGCCGTGGTCACGCACCTGGCAGCACAATCCCTCTCCAAGACCTTTTCGGTCGAGAAGGATTACCTGCCGGATTTCGAGCGTGAACGGCTCACCAGTACCCAGGTCACCGTCTATCCGCAATCGACCTCGGTCGCATTTGCCTCGCGGACAACGGACCAACTGGTATACAGCGTCAACATTGTGATTCGCTCGCCGGTAGCGGCCAGTGCCAACCCGGACATCAGCGAAGAACTCTACTTCGCCCAGGAACTTCGTGATTCGCTTGATCGGGTAACGATGAGCAATGCGTCGTTTACAGCGGCGCAAAGCGAGCCGGCGTATGACCTGGAAACGCTGAACGAACGGAATGAATTTCTCACGGTAATTACCGCAACGTATTTGCAAATTAAATAAGGAACACAAAAATGGCATACGTCTTAGGACTCAATGCGAAAATGTATCGCTATGACGGTACTTCTACCTGGTACGAAATCGAAAACGTCAAGGATCTCACGCTGAACCTTGAAGGCGCAACGGCAGACGTCACGACTCGTGGCGGCAACGGCTGGCGACAGAGCGTGAAGACGCTCAAGGACGGCAATGTCAGTTGGACGATGGTGTACGACAATGACGACGCTGATTTTACAGCGATCAGAACTGCTTTCCTAGACAACGACGACATGCTGCTGGAAATCTTGGACGGCGACCGTGACACTTCCGGCACGCAGGGTCTGCATGCCCATTTCAGCATCACGGGATTCAATATCAACGAATCGCTGGAAGAGGCGATGACGGTCGATGTGACGGCTGTGACCGCGTACAACAGTACCGCACCAACTTGGGAAACGAAGTAGTAATTAATAGGGGGCGCACAACATGGCAAGTTTTACTGATGTGAACGGCCAAAAGTGGCTTGTTTCACTTAACGTGTTTTCGATCAAGCAGGTCAAGGAACTGCTGGACGTCGACTTACTCTCAGACCAGGTTCATGAAACCTTGGCCTGTTTGATGGAAGACATAGTGAAAACCATCGACATTCTCTACGTCGTCTGCAAAGACCAGGCGGACGCAGCAGGAATCGATGATGTTACTTTTGGTAAGAACCTTGGAGGAGACAACCTGCACGAAGCGGTTGAGGCACTGGTGACCGCCTTGACGGATTTTTTCCCGAACCCGCGCAGGCGGGCGTGGGTGAAGAAGCTCTGGGACAAAACAACCGGTCACCTCGCCAGGGCCGACGAGGAGATGCTGGCAGTTCTGGAGAACGAGCAAATCGAAAAGGAGATGACGACGCAGCTGGAGAACGCGAAGGAGGAAGGAGTCAAAAACGTGATCTCTGGCTTGAGGTCTATCGGCTCGCCGGAATCGCAGGAGTCGACCCCAACCCCTTGACGTTTCGCGAGTTGTTTTTGATGGCCCGCGCGAGGATGGACACCGATTGGTGGCACACGGCGCACCTGATGGCACTGCACGTGAACATGAACCGAGCGAAGGGGAAACCGATGATCGACGCAAGCGAATTCCATCCATTGCACGTTAAACGTGCAAAACCTGCTCGGGATGGGGATATCAGCTGGCTTAAGGCGTTGTTGCCTGAAAGTGCGCCGGAAAGGAACCAGTTCAACTGATGGGTCTGTTCAGCAATAACCCTGGTCTGTTCCGTAGGTCGAGCCGCTCTGGGCGTGTTTCGTCGAAATGGAATGTGACGCCGGGAAAAATTGGCAGCCGCGCAATCACGGGCATGGCTGGCCCCTTCGGGCGAGGCGTCCAGTTCATGCTCAAGGCAAACCAACTGACGTTCCATGAAGCACGTTTTCAGCGGCGGGCTGAAAAGGCAATTAGCACTCTGCTTCACCGGTTCGGTGGTTACACCCAACGAGTAGCCGTCAACAAATTTCGACACCTTCGTACCCGCAGGTGGCTGGACAAGGGGAAGGTGTGGTGGAATGGCGAGCCGTACCACAGCTGGAAATACTCGAAAGCCGGCCTCAACAGGGCTGGTAAGCCGACCGCCCCTTTCGCGCATTCCAAAGCCATCCCAGCCAACATCAAATTCGCGGTAGATACCTACCGCCGCAATGTCATTATCGGGCCTACGCCCAAGAACAAGCGTATTATGGATATCCTCGAATATGGTGGCCCGCAGACTCTACTTCTGAACTACAAAAGGAGCAAGTCAGGACGGCTCATAATGAGCCACCGCAAACAAGACAAGCGTAGTATGACCGTCCATTACAAGGCGCGTCCCTTCATGCGGCCAGCCTGGGACACAACAGTCGAAAAGAAACTGGCTGAATTCTTGCGAGATCCCAAGATACCGGAGTCGTTCAAGAGCATCTTCTCGACCGCCGCGAAAGGAAAGTATTAATGGCATCATCACAAAACATCCGCGCCGGTGGAGCGCATGTAGAACTGTGGGTCAACGACAGGATGACCGCCGGGTTGCGTCGTGCGAGTCTCTCCCTACGTCGATTCGGCCGGTTGACTGAGGACGTATCGCGTCGGCTGTTGCGTGCGGGGACGCTGATGGCTGTGCCTATGGCTTTCGCAGGCCGTCAGTTTGCCATGTTCGAGCAGCAGATGGCAGAAGTAGCGACGATGCTCGACGCTCCGAGTCACCACATGGAGCGATTCAGCAAAGAAATCGTGAAGATGAGTGTTCGATTCGGGAAGGGGACCGAGGAACTCAGCAAGGGTCTGTACAACATTCTTTCTGCCACCATCGACGCCTCTAAGTCGCTGGAAGTTTTGGAGGTATCCAGCAAGGCGGCTGTGGCTGGCCTGACTGATACCGCTACAGCAGCCCGAACGATCGCTGGTGTTCTCAACGCATACGGCCTGAGTGCGGATCATGCCGGGGATGTTAGTGATGTACTCTTTACAACGGTCAAACGCGGCCAAACGACATTCGCGGAACTTTCGATGTTCATGGGCAAGACTACTAGTGTCGCTGCCACCGCCGGCGTTGAGTTCCATGAACTCGGAGCGGCCATTGCCCTGGTCACACGAGCAGGTATTCCGACAGAGGTTGCAATCACTGGTATTCGCCAGGCGTTAGCCAAGATGGTTAAGCCAGCCCATCAGAGCGCCGTGATGTTCAGGAAGCTCTTCGGCATGGAAATGAATCCTCAGACGATCAAAGCCATGGGGGGCTTGGAAAAGTTCTTGCAGACCGTTGCCAACAAGGCAAACACCGAACAGATTGCGATTCTGTTCCCAGAAGTGCGTGCGTTAACGTCCATGCTACCGCTGTTGCGTAATACGAGTGAACTTCGCGAAGACCTCGAGGCGATGGAAAACCGGGCAGGAGCTACCCAAAAAGCCTACGACAAGATGGCATCCACCGTTACGCACCAGTTCAATCAAATGAAGATGGCCGGCAAAGCCCTGATGATAGTTATCGGTGAGGAACTTGCACCAGCCCTGAAGAATCTGATGCGAAATGTCCTGCGTTTCGCAATAACATCGATCCACTGGGTTAAGCACAACGGCAAACTATTGTTTAGCTTACTGAAGTTGACGGCAAAAATATTAACAGCAGGGGTGGCGTTGAAGGTCTTTTCCATTGTTTTGGCGTCAATCGCCACTATCGTTGGTGTATTGGGAGCGAAATTATCGACGCTCGCCTTGGTAACCGGCGCGTTCAAATGGCTTGCGCAGTCGGTCGGTGTATCCATAACCTGGATCGAGGCGTTTGGGGCTGCGGTCGCCGTCATCATCACATGGAAAGCAGCGATGTTGGCCCTGACCGCTGTCACACTAGCGTTCAAAGTCGTCTGGGCTGCTATAGTTGCACTCACCGGCACCTTCAGCGTCTTGATCTTTGCAATTGTGTCGGGCTTGACTCTCCTCGGGTTTGGGCTTCTTAACAACCGGTCGGTATTTAAGGCTTGGGCGAACGAAATCCATGGCGTGTTTGATGACGCAAGCATGGGGATCAAAGGGGTTATCGACGCAATCAAGGGTGGACAGTGGGAACTGGCTACGCAGATTGCTGTCGACACCATGAAGCTCGTCTGGTCGCAGTTCTGGCACTGGCTCAAAGAGGGTTGGCAGAACGCTATGGAGGGCGTCGGTGACATAATGGCAGATCGGGCGTCGGGATGGAAGAGTTCCGTTCATATCGCGCGTGAGGGGCTGAAGGAGGGAATATGGGATACGGCAGATGCGGTCAAGAGCGCGTGGAGAAAACTCGAAGATGCCGTCATGCCTGGACCTACGTCCACGGCAACCCGCGTTCGCCGTGCGGAAGCAGACGCTGACCTACAACGTCGTCGCATGGAATTCGACAAAGCCGGCTTCAAGCATGACTTCCGTGAGGATCTAAATCTCTATGCGTTCGGCGGCGATGGTCCGGGGGCACGGATGAAAGAGATTCAAGATGCGCAGAATGAGCGTGCAAAGATTATGACGCAAGCGGAAAAGGAAATCGCTGCGAAACGCAAGGAACTTCAACGCAAAACAACAATCGCTCGAATCGTTGCACTCCTGGCTGAACATCGCAAACGCAGAGACGCCGCGCAGCGGGAGAAAGACTTACAGGACATGCTGACGAAAGGAACGGACGCCTTCGATGCACTGAGGAAAGAGGGAAGCAAACCTAAAGCAGCTTCGCTCGAAGGACTTGCGGATTTGATTCCTGAGCAGCTGGATGTCGGTGCCGGTGCCGCTGCTGGTCGCATGCGTGTCGGTGCCCTGAATGCCGCTGCCGCTATTCGCCTCGGCATGGAAGCCGGGGCACCTAATAGCTGGGTGCAACGAAATGTTGCGGCCAACGAAAGGACGGCCGACGGCGTCACCGCAATACTACGGACCATGCAGAATTTCGGAGTTGAGGAGTAAACATGGCGATCAAAGATACACCAATCAACGTCCACGAAATCATTGGTAGCGGTGCCAGCACCCAGACACCTCGGGCCGGGGAGTTTCAAAAGAAGTACCGGATCACCGGTACACGCAATGAAGCGGACGTGCGGACGGAAGTCTTAAACACCGCACCCAGTGAGGTCGAAGGGCTTCCACTCGGCCAAGTGGTCGTCACTGCGGTTGACTGGAAAGTCTGGGAAGCAACCCTTACCTACACATACCGTGAGCTTGAACGAGTCGACAGTACCTGGAGCTTCAACGCGGCTGGAGCAAACACGCATATCAATCATTCGCTTGGAACTGTCCGTGCCTACGCACTCAAATCCGGCCGAGCCGCCCCCAACTTTTTCGGCGCAATCAACGTCACGAAAGACGATGTCCAGGGTCTAGATGTGATGGTGCCGCAGATGACATTTAGCGAGACACATAAGTACGACCCCGCGACAGTGAACACAGGTTTCCTTAAAAAAATCCATGATTACACAGGTCATGTGAACACAGGGATGTTCCGCAATTTCGCCAGTGGTGAAGTTCTCTTTACCGGTGCCAGTGGTAGTTACAACGACACGCTAGTTACCGTTACGTTCAACTTTCAGGTGGGAAAGAACATCGACCTCAATGTTGCGGGAACAACCGTAAGTAAGGGAGCTTTCCAGTACATGTGGGTTTACTACGAAGAAGCCGAGGACGCCTCATCGGAGACGATCGTAAAACAACCGGTCGCAGCTTATGTGGAACGCATTTACCCCAACGTGCAGTTCTCCCTGCTCGGACTACCGTCCTTCCCTGGTCAAGGCGAAGGCAGGATCACGAACCCCGGCTGGCTGTAGGAGAAAACCGTGGCAGGAAAATTGCACATTCTTAAAACGACCGAATACCAGTATGGGTATTTGAAGAAGGCGGCCGACCAGGCAAAGCTCGACGGTGGGACACGGATGACGCCGCCGCCTACCGCGCCTACGACCGACAGTAATGTCATCACGGCCTACAACGATGACACTGTCACCATCAAGCGTGGGTGGGGGGTCGCGATGACCAATCCCTTGCGAAGCCCAGCCAACTCGGAGATGCTGTCCCGCTTCATGGGCCGCAAGGCCGTCAAAATCAAGCGTGCCTTTATCAACACGAGTGCAGCGTCAGGCGGCGGATACCCAGGGGACGGTCACAACCCAGGACCGCTCGCAATCGCATACGAAGCAATCCCCCCCAAGGGTATCGGACGAATCGTCGTCGCTGGTCCTGCTTATGCTTACATCGACATATTAGAGACGCCAGCTGCGATCGCCGCCCCGCACGCAACGGCGGGCAAAGAGGGGATTCTGGCCGGACGAACCCAAGGCCTGGCGGGTTGTCGAATAATCGCGTCCAGTGGGGCAGCTGGTGCCGGTTGGGCACTGGTCGACGTCGGGAGCTACGTCTCTCCTTACGCCTCGATGTATCGGTGCCAGCTTAAAGCGAATCTGCTCTCGGGGACCGGCACGATTTTGGTCGACAACTTGGTCCCGTATGATGGCATCGCAACGACTTACGATCCCACGGCAGAGAAAACAGCGACTAACTTCCTCGCGTTATCCGGCGACAACAACGATTCGGCCGTGATTCGTTACTCAGCGACCGACGACCGATGGGATCTGTTGGAGGTGACATGCTGACATGTCGTGCTGTAAACAGTGCCCCATCCACAGCGACAGCTTCACACGCACCAGCCTGGAAACGCTGGACTTCCTGAGCCAGACAGCGACCAGCGATGGATGGAGGGTCACGATGGCGAGTACACCAACGGCGGCTCAGGCGGGCGATACGATCAGTGGCCTCAATGTTGCAGACGAAAGGTTTTACTACTACGTTGCTGCGGTCAGTGGTGACGATGTGGACATCGAGTACCTCTACGGGCCGGCTGGGACTGATCCAGAGGAACGTAGCCCGGAAGACCAGGACATCATGGAATTTGATGTGAAGCGGCTCGCAAGCAGCTACGCAACTCCCGATGCCACAGGGAAGCCAGCAAACTACCTGTGGGGAATCACGGCCGATGGCCTGGTCAGCAACAGCGACTACCGCCTGGAGATTGTACCGATGGCCGGCAAGAGCAATTTCATTGCCGACTTCACTTGGGAGAACGACACGACGAATAAAGAATTCGTCCTATGGACAGAGGCAGGGCAGAACACGTCAAGCAAGGATGCCGGCAATAAGGTCGTATTTTGGGATGCGGGGTGCAGCACCTGCGATGACTCGCGTAATGAGCGATATCGCATGTTCATCGCCGGTAGTTATCCGAGTTCGACAGCTAACAGTACGTACTCACCAGAGCCACTGAGTGGTTCAGCAGTCACGACGGCAAGCAGTGCGACGACTTACGAGATAACAGTCGCCCCAGGTGAGAACAACGCGATCCCTGGCTGGACATGGGCATTTCAGGAAGATGGTGACGATGGGGAAACGGCAAGCATCTTCTATTACCGCGTTGTCAGCGGAGGAGCGGAAGATGGCGGTGGGTACACATCGCCGCTGACAGGCGGCAACGGCGTGGTCTTGCTGGAATATTTATACGACACGGAAAACGTAGGCGCTCGCAATCCCTACGGCATTGCCGATGACGTTGGTGACCAGGCGACGGCGACGATTTATCCATGGCTTGAGTACGCATGGAACACGCCGGAATTAGCAGGCACAGTGCGGGGCAAATTGCGGGACGCATCCGACTTGGTGCAGCTGCAAGTATGCCAGAAGCTCTGGTCGCGTGCAGCGGCGTCAAATCAAGTCACTATTTTCGCCAGTAGCGGGACCAATCCAGAACTACCGATCGCGATGACCGCTGCCAGTGCCTTTGCGAGTACCAACACGTTCACCAGTATCGGCGGTAGCGACACGGGGCTGGACGACAAGGTCATGCTGAGTGCGACCAAGGGGAAGCTGATCAAGAGCATTAAGTTTGAGTACAACAACAACGAAAGCGGCCAGGAAGACTGCCGTCCTTGCATGAGCTTAACATGCCAGGAGGAGTCGACCGACCTAATGTTTTCCGACACCAGCAGTCGGGACACATGGGACGCAGACGTTTCGTATTCTCCCGGCGAGCGGTACGGTGACCAGCAGGCTGCCGGGTTCGTCGGAACGGTGAACCGAAGTGCGAAAACTCTCACGCTGGCCGGCCCTTCCGGCTACACACCCGATGCGACTAGCGGCCAAACCTTCGATTTGTTCGGAGAGTTAGTGGTGGGCCAGCACCCGAGTGCGAACCTGTACGACGCCAACGGACAAACCCACGCCGGTTCGGCCTCTCCGCAGCTGACGATGGATGAAACACGCCAGGGATACGGCACGTACCGCATTCTGGAGTTAACAATGGAGCGTCTCTTTACGCTCGAAGTGCCAGACGCCAGCCTCACAATAATCTGCGGGGATACGGACGGCACAGGCGGCAGCATCAACGGCGAGGCTTATGCGAAGTATCCGGTGAAGTCGGGTAAGTTGTACCGAGTCACTATTTGCGAGACACCAATTAATACGGAAGATTCATCGGGGAACAATATCGTGGCCTGGAAGACCGAATGGCGTTTACAAAATTTGTCGGATGACTGGGAGTACGGTAAATGACGAACTTCCGGTTCAGCGCCGCAGCTAACTCTTCGACCAGTGTTACCGCGCCGGATATCGGTGCGACGATTTCGTCCATCAAGGCCGGCGTCACGCAGTTCGACGATCCGTGCGTTAAGTGCAAGCCCCCCGCAAAATGTGGTGCCTGCCTCGGAGACGAAGCGTCCGAGCAGTACGTCGTGGAAATATCCGGGTTTGAGGATGACGATTTCCCAGCTGCTCCAAGCTGGTGGTCAAGTCGATACCCGGCGTGTGACTGGAAGTTTGGCCCGAGCGGTCCTACCAGCTGGGGAGTCGACAACCTTGCGTCCACTCTAAACGGCACCCGAACATACCAATTGACCGAAGCTAACTATGAGCGGTACGGCACCCCCCTGTACCAAAATCCGAGCTTCCAGCAGCCTTCTGGGATACCAACGGGGCCAATGAACTTCTGTACGACTGGGAATCGTCCACACTGTTGCGTGACGACAGTCTCTAGCAGCCTGAGTTACAATCCCTCCACATCGACATTTGGCAATAGCGTGTACGACACCTACTCGACCCCAATCGGAACGCCGTGGATAGAAAGGCTACTGATTGGTGACGCTCAAACAGTCGTCTTAATGGATGTCGAGTCAGGAGAGTCCACCTATACCGGCAAGAAATCCCCACGCTACCTCACGGTGCCTCGCGGGATCACCTTTATCATGCAAAGCTCGGAGTCGGGGCAGTACAGCTGGCCGCCGGCGGCCTGGACGGACTGCGCAGTGCAGCAGAGACTCAAGACGGTTGGACGGCTAGCCTCATTCGTCTACATATTCAACCTTCCCTTTGCGGATTACGTGAATTGCGACCTTTCCAGTGAAGACATTCCGCTCTTATATAAATCCGACGACTCTTGGAATCCACGAGTCCCGGCTGGGTTTGACCAACGCGACCATTTTAAGCTGTCGCATTACCAAACGCTGCCCGGCACACCGAAGGTTACGATAAGCGCGTTAGGAAACTACCAAAAAGCAAACGCCGGTGCGGGCGGTGCGGATGCTGGCGCTGACCTGGGAGGAGTCGAGATTGGATAACGAACAAAGACTTCCACCGTTCAGCACAAGAGCCGGCAAGTTCATCCGTTCGGCTGCCAGGCACGTTGCAGGAGGAATGAAGCACGCTCCAGAATCCGTACAGCAGCAGCGATGGGAACAGTGCAAGCCGTGTGAGCAACGATCAGGCGATTACTGTCAAATGTGCGGCTGCCAGCTGCGATCGTTTCCAAGCAAAATAGCTTGGGCGAGTGAGTTTTGCCCGCTCGACAAATGGCTTGCTCATAAAGAATGAAATCGCAACGAGATTATCAGGGAACTTTTGAACGAATAAACCACCTAAACTAGAGCAGAGGAGATTTACTATGACCGTTACTATGTGGCTTGGAACTGACGCAACATCCCCCGCAGATTTCAACCAGGACGAAAACTGGTCGACGGGATCTGTCCCGGTGGGGGGTGATGACCTTATCTTCACCAATTCCTACAACAATCCCATGACCGAGGGCATTGACCAGGGAACGACGGCGTTCTCCTCGTTCTACGTCGAAGCGGGCTACACGGCACAGATTGGTAGTTTTGAATCGCCGCTGATCAGCGACGTATCAAAGTTTGATTACCATGGCGGCGGCGTGATCTGGGTAAAACTGGGGGCCAGTGGCGGCATTCCGGTAAATGTCACCAACAGCGGTGCGACCGCCAACGGTGCCTGGGGCGTCAACATCGACGGCGATGTCTCAACGCTTTCGGTGAGCGGCGGCTCAGTCGCAGTAAATGTCGAAGCGGGATTCAGTGGATCGTTAACCGCGCTTCATTCGATGGGCGGCCAGACTGTCCTAGGATCGAACCTTACGGCTGTCACCTCAGTCGATGTCCTGGGAGGCGTGGTTGAGACACGCGAAAGCGTCCCGACTGTCAGAGTCTACTCGGGAACATTCAAAACTGCTGACGCGGCCGCGATCACTACCAAGCTCAGCGTGTACGGCGGGGACTGTGTGCTTAACGGCACTGGTACGATCGCAGACATCCTGCTCGACAGCGATGGTGGAAGTACGCTCGACTTCACGCAAACGGGTATCTCACGCACCGTCACCAACATCAAGAACAACGGCGGCGTCGTCGTCTACAACCCGAACGTCATCACGTTCACTACCGACGCGACTCCAGACAAAGCTGTTCGCAAAGCAGTCAACAACATTTCATGGTAAACCGCAGCCGCTTTCGTGCGGACGGACAATACGAGGACGCAGCCATGCCGCTGAAACGTCGCACTGTCTCGACCACCAGCAACAACGGTCAGGCCACGCGATCGGACAGGCGATCCGAACGCAGTACCGGCCGAGCAAATGTGCTGGATGCGAAGGCACGCCTGGCTCATGCAAAGGCGTCGAAGCGGAAATGGTTGTTCATGTTGCTTCTGGCAGGTGCAGCACTCTATTTTGCGTTCACTTCAGGGGGCGGGATCACAACCCTTTTGAAAGGACTCCGGCCATGAACTTAGTGCAAGACATTGTCAACGCTCTGAAAAGCAAACGTGTCATCCTCGGTATCATCACTGCCGCGATCGTCGGTGTTAACCAGGAACTGCAACTGTTTGCGGAAACGGACATGACACGCATCGTCGCAATCGTGGGAGCATTGATCCTCGGCGACAGCTTGCGAGCAACGAATCCTGATAAGCCACGTTAATGTTCATCACCGGGGCAGGTGCTTCCCTGCCCGGTGGTCGGCGAAGCGCCCCTCGACCACTGCCCTGCCCCGGTGACCTTTTTTCAGGATCGACGCAAATGCATGACGAACTCTTAACGCTGCTGGCTCGGCAGAGCCGCTTGCTAGTGCGTGGGATGTACGTGCTGGCCCTCCTGCTGGCGATTCTCGCCGGCACTCTTTTATTGCTCGTTCAGTCGCTCGCCCCTGGGGCAGCGCTCGTTATGCGGCCCGATGGGATCAACGCCAACATCGTCGACCTCGTATCGAATCTGGGGCTGCCGGTAGCGTTGATTCTAATCATGCTGTTCGCCGCCTGGCGATTGGCTTCGGCCGCTGCCCCATTGTGTAAGCGTGTCGTGGAAGAACATCTTACGGCCCTGGAAGAATCGCAGCAGCAGCAGGCTCGTATCGTTGCGGCCATCGAGCAACAAACCCGGTTGCTCGAAAAACTCTCCGCAACGAATCGCAGCTTAGCGCACCTCGGTGAAGCAGGCCAGCGAGCGCTCGACGACGACCGGGAAGCAGCACAGCAGTCACTAAGCCGAATGCGAGAGACGCTCGGTTGACAACTTTTTGAGCGAGCGATTGAGCCTATAGGGGTAAAGAATCTGCTGCAATTTTCTTATTTCGGCCGCCCGGAATCCCGGCCCAGCCTGTTGGTTTTTTTTGCCCCCCCCGTTCGGAGGCGTCCCCCCCTGGGGTGCAGGGTTGCCGCCCCGGCCGGCTGGCGAGGGCTGCGCTTGCCACACCTATTGCGTGTCCCCGCGATTGCCGACTATTCTCTTAACACTGTTAATGTTTCTCTTTCAAGAAAGGTGCAAAAGATGGGAATGGTTAAAAGACACATCGAAAACATTTCAGGCAATAAGCTGGGAATGGATGGAGTAATCACAGTGTCCCTGATGGATGTTCTGGCACATAGGGGATGGGAATATCTGGAAGAAAAACCGGAACATGTCCTGGTAGACATGCTGCTTTGCGACTGCGCAATAGCCCCTGAGCATTGGACGGCTGTGCGCGAAGCCGCAGAACGGGCGGTGAATAATCCGGGGGTCAGTTTTGCAAATCGTCCAAGCATTGAGGGTGGATTGCGGGCGCTGCATGACATCGCAACGGGCAGACATGTGACCGAAACCACGATGGAAAGTTCACGCGTTCACAACTTGGTAGCGAAGTTTGCCCGTTTAGTAGTGTGTTTTTATTGGCACTGGTCGTACTAGAAAGCACGGGAGGAAACCAATGACTGACGACAATAAGCTCGATAAGTTTGAAGACCCACCCATGATCAAGATCATTAAGAAACTCATCTCGCACGCCAATGAACTTGCGCAGTGGATACCGGATGAACCTCATCTAGCAAGTGAAGAAGAAGAAGCGATTTTCACCCGCATGTGGGACGAGCATGAGGCAATTATCAAAGAAGCTGAGAAGCTGCTGAGAAAGGAAAGCAAGCTGGCTCGATTCAACGCGATCTGTGATAAGATTGCAGTCGAGGTAACGGACGTTGTCACTGTTAGCGAAGGAGTTGCCATCCGGGCGACGGTTGACGCTGGTGGTGACTACGTTTTCTGTGAGGTCGATCCCGACGACTGCGTTCGAGCGCTAGTCAACATCACTCGACTCTGGAACTGGGCTGACCAGGAAGCCGATGGTACGCCGTACTGGGACATTCTCAAGGCGCGATTCCCGCTTGCGTTTCGAGATCGCTCGAACACCAACAGTTTGCGATTCACTTACAACTAACTAAACGAAAGGTGCTAACGATGATCAAAATGAATTCGAAGAATAACCGCGCATGGAAGGTCGCTCTGACAGTGCATCCCGAATGCGTCGAGACAAAGGTCGATGATCTAAACCGTTCGGGTTGCTTAACGGTATCCCTGGAAAACACTCTCGCTTGCTACATCGAGATGAACGGAAAAACATTCTACATTGACGACTCCACTGGGGAGGGCATTGCAGAGTGCTTCGATGCGCCGTGCTGCTGCGACGATGCTATTGCGGCCCGTGAGCAAGCGTGACAACAATACAAATTATCCGGGAGCAAATATGACTGACATTAAACACATCGCCGTGTGGGATTTCCCGCTACAGGAATTCGATGCCTGGCGAACATTCACGGGCAACGAGGAGATCCGTTCATTCGCGGATTACCAGGACATGCTGACGGGCGCGATCACTGATTTTGAACAGGCTGGATTTGAGTGGGTGAAGGTTGCATTAACCGTCGAGGAAATGCGCAACGCACTTGATGACCTGGGCCTGGACAATACGCCGGACTCGCGTGCCGTCGTTCTTAATCTGGCGTCAACAGGCGGCGAAAAGTTTTGAGCGAGCGATCGCCCCCCTAGGGGTAAAAAATCTGCTGCGAAAATCCGATTTTCGGTCGGCCGGCAAGCACCCGGCCGGCCGTTTTTTTTGGTCACCCCCCCCCTGGGGATGCCCCCCCTGGGTGGTCGGTTTTTCGGTCGCGTCGGTCGCTGTTGCGACGGTCCTGCTGCGGTATTGCAAAGGACAATACTTGCCGATTAGGATTGTGAACCTGTTAGTTCTTTTGTTTTTTTTGAAAGGTGCAAAACGATGAGTATTCTATCTTACGTTGCCAACGTGCAATCTAAACTGCGCAGCATGCGCCCAGATTTGCCGGTCGACGACCCCGACTTTCGCCAGTGGTTTGCAGACACGGGGCGCATTGCGTCGGCAATGTCTGACGCATCATGTGGGGTAGCTGGTCGCGGTCTACGCGTTGCGGAAGAAATCGCTGAACGGTATCACATTCTTTAATCCAGTCATGAAAGGTGCAAAATTATGACTATTCCGACGCTAGATTTTAACGGTTCAACTCCCGTGGTTACGATTCCGCAGGGTTTCCAGGTTTCTAAGTTTTTCAAACTCGAGAAGAAATACCATTTTAAGGTCAACAACCTACTTCAAGACGGGGACGGCAACACCAAGCTGCGCAAGAATAAGAAACGCGGTTTTAAAACCGTCGGCTTGAATCTTGCCCCTGCTAAGCTTGCAATGGTTGGGAACACCTGCCCGGCGTCTACCAAAGGGTGCAGGGAATCGTGCCTAGATAATTGCGGATTGCGCGCAGTGTTCACATCTATCCACATGGGTAAAATCGCCCGGACTGTTTTATGGTTCAAGGACCGCAAACGATTTCTAGAGATGCTAGACGATGAACTAGAACGGAAACGGTACAGCGCAGAACGGGCGGGCGATCGCCTGGCCGCGCGTCTCAATGTTTTTTCAGATATCCCGTTTGAAAAACATGGGGTGATGGATAGGCACCCCGAAATAGAATTTTACGATTACACAAAACGTCCTAAACGGTTTGGGCAAGTGCGCCCGAACTACTGGGTTACCTTGTCGCGATCGGAAAACAACGAGACGCAGTGCTTGTATGCATTGTCCCAAGGCGCGAACGTCGCGGTTGTTTTCGCATCGATCGAGGGTAAGCAATTCACCACGTTGCCCAAGACCTGGAAAGGTTTCCCCGTGGTAGTTGGTGATGAATCGGATTTAAGGTTTCAAGATCCCAGGGGCCGCACTCGCGGCCGCGTTGTCGGGCTTGAATTGAAAGCCCCAAACAATCAACTTTACCAGAAGGCGATTGATAGCGGGTTCGCTCTACCGGTCGCGTGAATTGTTGAGCGAGCGAAAGCGCCTATAGGGGTAAAAAATCTGCTGCGAAAATCCGATTTTCGGTCGGTCGGCAATCACCCGGCCGGCCGTTTTTTTTGGTCCCCCCCCCGCTGGGGATGCCCCCCCCTGGGTGCCCGGTTTTTCGGTCGCGTCGGTCGCGGGTGCCCCGGGCCTGCTGCGGTATTGCAAAGGAAAACAATTGCCGATTAGGATTGTGAACCTGTTAGTTTTTTTTGTTTTTTTGAAAGGTGCAAAACGATGGGAATGGTCAAAAGACATCTCGACAAAATTTCGTGTGACAAGCTTGGAATGTCTGGAGAAATTACACGTTCTCTTATGGACGTCCTGGAGTTCCGGGGGTTTGAGTATTTAGAAGAACACCCTCAGCACTTCCTGATTGATATGCTGTTATGTGAATCGCTGATTGATTCGGACTATTGGACCAAAATTAGGCAAACGGCAGAACGGGCAAGCGATCACCCAGGAATGTCTTTTAGTTGCTCGAATCCAATTATTAGAAATGGACTTGTTGCCCTGCGAGATATTGCAACGGGAAAACACGTTACGGACACGACGATAGCGAGTACCATTTATCGGGACGTTGTCGGCAAGTTTGCCCGTTTGCAAATTGGCAGCTATTTAGTCAAAGCTACGGCAGAACCACTTTATGATATTGTGCGGTTTTACAATCCGAATATCCACACAATCGGCGCGCCTGTCATCAGGACTGGATTGACTCTGGAGGAAGCCCAGGCGCATTGCCGCGATCCAGAAACGAAAAAAGACGGCGTCTGGTTTGACGGCTACACTGAGCAAAAGGGGGGCGAGTAATATGATTACTTTTGAAAAATGGCGAGAATCGGCAATCCGGCAAAAACCGGAACAAACCGAGCAAATTCTAAACAGGAAAGTTTAC